GGCCCGGGAAGAGATCCCCGGCGTTGACCTCTGGGGGAAAGAGGAGCTGATCAGCCTGTACGAAGCCGCGGAATCTGAAGCGGCCAAGCGCAAGCTAAAGCTAGACGAGACCCCCCGGGCAAGCTTTCCCCGCGTCAGCCTCCCTAAGGTAAGCCTTCCCCGCCTAAGCTCCCCCCGTGAAAACCTCCCTCGCGAAGACCTGCCCCGTGAAGCACCCCCCTTCGCCCCCTTCCTGGTGGCAGCGGTGATCTTCGCCTTGCTCGTGGTCCTGGTCAGCATGCGCGACCAGGTCTCGACCACCCCCCCGCCCAGGCCGGTGCCGGCCCCGCCTTCAATGGCCGAGTCCCGGGAAGCGGTGATCCAGGTGGTGACCGGGTACGACCTGGCCTACCGGCAGGCCCTGGCCACCAACGTGTACGCCCCCCTCTACCAATGGGCCTTCGCCGACTTCCTTGACCGGAAGGTGGTCCCCTTTGTTGAACAGCGCAAGCGCAAAAGGTGCGTCATCCTCACCTACCTCCTAAAGCCCCTCTACATCCTGGACATCTCCTTTGACGACATCAACGCCGAGGCCCAGGTGTCCAAGGCTTGGAGACAGGTCCTGCGGTGCAAGGGCCAGCCCGACCGGGAGGTCCTGAACCGAGAGTTCCGCACCACGTACCTGCTTCGCTACAACGGCGACCGGTTGAAGGTGTTTCACTCGGACGGTAACTAGCATGAGACCCAAACGCAGGGGCAAGGGAGAGGGCTCCATCTTCCGCCGGAAAGATGGACGATGGTGCGGCTTCGTCACCCTGGGCTACACCCCGGACGGACGGCAGAAGAAGCGCTGGGTCTACGGCCGCACTCGGGAGGAGGTGGCCTCCAAGCTAGCCCGCCTCCTCCCCAAAGCCTGGACGGGGACGGTGCCGGACGCTTCCGGGCTCACCCTGGGAGACTGGCTCCTCCACTGGATTGAGGAGCGAGCGGTGCGGAAGGGCCTTCGCCCCACCACCCTCCGCAACTACCGGGTGTACGTGGGCCACCTGGAACCCCTTCTGCGGACCCCCCTCCCCCGCCTGCACGCCCTCCAGCTCCGCGCCCTCTTCCAGGAGCTGGGGGACCTCTCCCCCTCCCACCGCCGGCACATCTACCAGTTCCTGCGGGCCGCCCTGCAAGACGCGGTGCGGTCCGACCTCATCCCCTCCAACCCCATGGACGCGGTGGACCCCCCCGAGGGGGGAGCGGTGCGCCCTGCCCGGGCCTGGACCCCGGAAGAGGTTGCCCGCTTCCTGGAGGCGGCCAGGGGGCACCGCCTCTACGCCCTTTTCGCCCTCATGCTGGCCACCGGACTGCGGATAGGGGAGGCTTTGGCCCTGCGCTGGGAGAACTGGGACGGGGAACGCCTCTGGATTCGCCACACCCTGCTCCGTGACGGCACCCTAGGGCCGCCCAAAACCCCGGGGTCCGAGGGTTACCTGTACCTCGACCCCCAGACCCAAGCTCTCCTCAGCGAGTGGCAGGCCCGGCTGGAGGAAGAGCAGGCCCAAGCCCAGGACTGGGAGGAACATGGCCTGGTCTTCCCTTCCTCTCGGGGAACCCCCCTCCAATACCGCAACGTCATGAGGGCTTTCAAGGAGCTTCAGGCCAAGGCCAAGGTTTCCCCCCTCAACCTGCACGGCCTCAGGCACACCTACACCACCCTGGCCCTTCGGGCCGGCCTCCCCCCCAAGGTGGTGGCGGCCAGACTCAGGCACCGGGACGTGAAGCTCACCCTCCAGGTCTACCAGCAGCTCATGGATGAGGACCTGCGGGAGGGAGCCGTCCCCCTTGACACCTTGCTACACCTGCAAACCCCCCAAAATCGCCCCGCGATTCCCCGGAGAAGACGGGACAAAAGAGCCCTTACGTAGGGCACTAGCGCGGGTTTTGCCCCTCCCTAGGCCCATGACCTTTTAGGGCTGATAAGCGTGAGGTCGGTGGTTCGAGTCCACTACCGCCCACCAGCACCAGGACGCAAAACTTCCCCCCTCGCCACCGAGGGGGGAAGCCCTTTGACACCTTACCTACACCTTTAGCTCGGTGTAGGTGTTGGCCCGGGCAACGATGTCGCAGGCGTAGCTCGGGTTCCTCTTGCCCTGCCGGTAGGCGGTGGGGCCCACGTTGTAGGCCTGAAGGAGTTCAGGCCACCCCAGGCCAGGGAACTGCTTCTTCAGCCACTCCAGGTAGGCCAGTCCGGCCTGGACGGCGTACCAGATGCGGCCCGTCATGTCCATGGAAAGGAGTTTCTGGGGGTCCCGCCCCGTCTGGCAAAAGGCCGCCGGCTTGACCTGCAGAGGGCCAATCTCGGTCTTCGAGGCGAAGGTGCACCGGCCCTGATTCAGGGCTTTGACGATGCGCTCGGTGTCCAGGTACAACCCAAAGCGGCTTTCCCGGTAGGCCAGGGCGGTGGCGATGTCCGGGGGGATGCCAAAGTTGGTGCTGCTGGCCAGGGCACTGGCCAGGACCATGGAGCAGGGCGTGCCGCTCGCCGAGATGCACGTCCCCAGGTCCTTCCGCACCTCCAGGATGCGCTGGTGGATGCGGTAGGTCAGGTCCTCATACGTCTTCCCCAGCCCCACTCCAGGCTGGTAACCGCACGGCCCAGCCGGGGAGGGAGAGGGGGAAGGAGAAGAAGCCCCGCCCCTGGGCCGGGCCAGGGCGGCCAGGGCCACCCCGCCCAGTACCACCGCGGCGATGCTCAACTTACCCTTGGGCGTGCGTGGCATCTTCCACCCCCCTTGACGTGCGCCGAATCCGTTTCTGCCCCCGGTTCAGAGTGAGCATGCCCCCCGCCGAGTACCATACGAAACCGTTCAGGTCCCAGTAGCGGGCCCGCCCCCCCTTGGCCTCGGCTCCTGGCACATGCCGCCCGTCCCGCCTGGCCTGGGGGAAGATCCCCACCTCCTGCCCCGGCACGGGGCGGGGAGGGGGTACGACTGCGGTTCTGTTGGCCCATCCACCCGGCACCATCACGGCCCCCAGGTAAGCGTCCACGTGCCGAACTGAAGCTTGTGCAGGTTGTCCTTGGTGAACGGGCTATCAAACCAGAACTGCAAAGCCGCCGCTGCTGCGTCGCCGCCGCCAACATGCGTTAGCATTACTCGGGTGATGGTTTGATTGGCCTCGTTGAATTGAAAGGTTACCGATGGCACCGTGCGCTGTCTGCTGTTGGCGACGTAGGCATTGGGGGTTACGGATTTCGCAACTAGTCCTTGCCAGCTGGCAACGTTGCTGTCATACGACCAGTTTGGGTTGGTTCGGGAGTCTACCGCTACTGACAAGCCATTGCCTGCGGCCCAGTTGCTGGCAACTTGAAGGTCCATGTTGTAGTAAGCGGATAAGCCGGCCTCATAGTACCTATGGAGCTTTTGCACTCCAGTAAGGTTGCCTATCCCAGAGATGTTGATGGCTCCAGTCTGCTGGATTGGCCCAAGAGAAACACGGAACTTGTAAATCAACCGAAGTTGCTGGTCGCTGGCAAGAGTGAGCACAACTGGGTTGTTGCTTCCGTCGCGGAATAGCTCCCGGCACATCAACGCACCATTTGCTGCACTATTAGGCGAAAATCCCCACTCGGTGAGGTTTTGTCCCCCAACTTGGCTTTCAAGGAACTGCCGTACTACCTGGATGTCGTATACTCCTGGGGTGCCGGTGTAGGTGACGGTGTTGTTGTAGCCAGTATTGTTGAACTCGTTGCGCCTGGTGCGTGCGACTTCATTGACCAGGGTGGTTTGCGTAGCTGCGGGAGGCGTGCTACCGGTTCCGACGGCAGCATATTGGTTTAGGCCAAAAAAGCCATCTTGCGCGACGAGGGTGTCGTAAGCCGCGTTGAGGATGAGGTTGTGCTGCTCGCCTTCCCGTTCAGGCACCCAGATGCGCCCACGTCCTAGCCCACCAGGGCCGCTGGTGAGACGCTCCTTGTAGCGGCCCACTTGCCAGTGCAAATGCTGCGGTTGAAGGCGTGCCCCAAATCGGGGTGGGGGCGGTAGAAGTGGTCTGACTATGATCATGTGTCACCTCACGCAAGTTCGTAGCTGCCCGTGGTGGGGGCAGCAAAGGTGGCCGAGCCCAGGTTCTCGTAGCCGAGGCCGCCGGTGTACTGGTTGGCGGTGAGGTCCGCCACGACTACCACCAGGGCGTAAGCGCCGGTGTTCGGAGCGGTGAAGGCAGCCCCGCCCAGGGCGTCCGTCCCCGCGTCGTAGACCACCACCACCGGGATGTAGGCCCCGGTAGCGGGAGCGGCGAAGGTGGCCTGGCCCAGGGCGTCCGTCCCCGCGTCGTAGACCACCACCACCGGGATGTAGGCCCCGGTAGCGGGGGCGGCGAAGACGGCTTGGCCCAGGGCGTCCGTCCCCGCGTCGTAGACCACCACGATGGGGATGTAGGCCCCGGTGTTCGGAGCGGCGAAGGCAGCCCCGCCCAGGGCGTCGCTTACCCGCACCGGGTAGATCTCGGACCGGACCACCACCCCCGTCTCGCCCAAAGCGTCCAGTAAGGAGCCCAGCAGCTCAATCTGGTAGGGCAGGGCCACCGCCTGGTCCAGGACCACCGGTTTCGGGAAGGTCTGGACGACGTGAGGAGTAGCGTACAGCTCCCTCTGGGCCCGCATGACCAGGGTGGTGCGGTCCGGGGAAAGGTGGAAGAGGAGGACGTCTGAGTCCGGGGGGAAGTAGCCCACAATGGCGTCCTGGATGAGGACCGGGTCCACCCCGGGGAAGGGGCCCCGCATTGTGAACTGGTTGGTCAGGGGGTCCCACTGCCGCATCCAGATTTGGCCGTCCCGCTCGTAGGCCATAACGTGCCGGGCCGCCTGGTCAAAGGCCAGGGCCATGTGCCGGACCTCTCGGGGGTCGTGGGGGAGGGGAGGGATCCCTTGCTCTACCCAAACGGCCACGTCCGGGCCCCGGGGATCGGAGAGGGGCCAGGGACCCTCCCCGGGCACCTGGGCCTGGAAGAGGCGGAAGCGGTTCTCCGCCCGGTCCAGGAGGCCCAGCCAGGCGTAGCCGTAGAGGGTGAGGTAGGACCCGTCCCCCGTGTCCCCCATGGACCGGGGCCCGGGGGCCAGCCGGATTTCCGGGGCGTAGGTCTTTCCGCGCTTGTAGGTGCGTACCGGGGTCATTGGAGAAGGAGTTGCACTACCGCCGGCCCCTCCCCTGCGTCCCCCACCTCCAGGGTTTCCAGGGCGAAGGAGAGGTCCAGCGCGGCCGCAGGGAGGAGGATGTAGGGCCCTACCCGCTGGGGGCCGAAGGAAAACCAGAGGGCGGCCCGGGTGTCCCCGATGTTCACGATGTGGCCCCGGGTGGCCGGCTTCCCTAAAAGGCCGGTCGCGTCTATCTTCTGAACCTGCCCCGCCCCCACCGCCACCTTGGCGACTAAGGGCATGCGGGCCGGGTCGTGGCCCTGGAGGTCCCGCCTCGGCCGGCCGAACTCGTACTCCAGGGTGCGCTGGATGGCGGCCAGCTGGTCCTTCACACACGCCATGTCGGCCTGCATCTGGGAAAAGGCCCCCTGGAGGGATTTCACCTGCGCTTGGATGTCCTCAGGCTTCAGACCCAAGAAGTTGAGCATGTCGTTCCTCCAGGGCTAGACTGGCCGTCTTGGTTCAGATTTTCAAGCGCAGGTCGTACTACAAAGGCCCCCAGCAGGATCACCACCAGCAAATAGACGGTAAGGAGCCCCAGCCCCACGGCCAGGCCCTGCCGGTAGCTCTGCCAGAAGGTGGGGGCCTCAGGCATTGTTCTTTCCCCCCACCGCCGCCGCGATTAGGGCCAGGATGAGGACGAGGCCCAGCCAGACCAGGCCGGCCCCCACCACGAAACCGGCCCCCAACTCAACGCCGTCTTTGAAGCTCATCTGCTGCCTCCTGTTGCCTTCTGCTCCATGCCCATGGCCCGGACCCTGGCCAGGGCGGCCTCAATCTGCTTTTGGGCGATGTCGCGCGATAGGCCGGGGGCCAGCTCCTGCAGGGTGCGCACCGCCTCCTCCAGTTTGGTTGTCGCTCTTTGCTCGGGGGGCAGGGCGGTGGCGCGGTAGCGCTCCTCCGTGGCCAGCACCGCCTGCTCGGCCAGCTTGGGGACGCGCTCGGCAAGCCACTTCTCGTAGTTGGAGGCCAGAATGCGGATGATCCCCGCCAACACCGGCCCCACCCCAGGAATGAGGCTCACCAGCCGCACCAGGAGGCCCGCCACTAGGGCGACGACCCCCACGGCCAGGGCCGCCTGCAGGGCCCAGACCAGCCACACCTGTCCCGAGGGGATGAGATCGTACAGATTCAAGCGATACCTCCTATCCGGGCCACCCCGCCCCGCCCGGCGCAGTCACACGGGGTGGGGGCCTCGGACCCGTCAGCGCATGTCGCCGTCACCTGGATGCAAAACCGGTCCTGCCCCCCCGCAGTAGAGGGGGCCTGCCCACCGGTGGCCAGGGAGGTCTCCTTCCGGGCCAGGAAGCCCCCCAGGATTGCCCCGCCGATCATGACCGCGAAAACCGCCAGCAACTGCATCGCTCACCTCACCACAGCGTAGGGGCGGGCTTGAGTACGGGAAAGCTACTGTCGAGCTTGAGTACGGGGTTACAGAGTTCGGGAGCCACCCGGCAGAGGGCGTTGTTCGACAAGCCGAAATCCAAGCCCGTTCCAGCGTCCCCGCCAGTTTCAGCATCCCCGCCCATCCCGTTTTCCCCGGACGGCTGGGCCGACTGGGCTGACTTGGTCAGGGAGTAGGCCAGGTAGGCCGCGATCCCGCCACCAATCAGCATCAAAAGAAGCGTCTTACCGTCCATCTTTCCTCCTTATGTGCCCCACCTCCCGGAGGGCCACAGCCTCCACCGCGTTTAGCGCGCGGGATAGAAGGGCGTTCTGTTCGCGGATTGCCTTCTCCATCAATCGCATGCTGCGCTTCATCTCGGCCATGTCCACGAAAACCAGGCGCAAAAAGGCCAGAAACCCCATCACGGCCACGCCTGAGTTCAGGAGGTCCTTCCACTCCATCAGCAGACAACCCCCTCCAGGGCCATCTGCTGGAGCTGCTTTTTGAGCCCGTCAATCTGGGCCTGGTAGGTCTCCAGCTCGCCCTTGAGCTTGGCGTACTCTTGCTGCGCCTGGTCTACCGCCCGGGAGTCGTCGTAATTGAAGAGGTTGCCCAGCCGGTCCCCGCCACCCTTCACGTAGCGGATGCAGGCGTCGTAGTTGCCGCCCAAAGCAGGGGAGCAGATCCCGAAGAAGCATGCTTCCCGCTGGGCGTAGCTCCAGCAGTTCTTGTCCGCGCTGCTCCCCTTAGCCACCAGGTCGTTCATCTTCTTCTGGGTGTCTTCAGCCAAGGACTGGACCTTTTGGAGCTGGGCCTTAAGGTCCCCGCAGAGCTGGCCTTTGGTGATGGTGGGGGTAGGCGCGGGGTTGGGGGTAGGTGTGGGCGTAGGCGTAGGCGTAGGGGTGGGGTATCCGGGATAGGGCGTTGGAGCTACCGGGGTGGAGGAGGGAGGAAGAGCAGGCTGGTAGCTCGGAGGGATCACCGGTTGGGCCACAGGGTTGGCCACGGCCTGCCGGGAAGGGTCCAGCATCCTGAGGGCGATCAAACCGCCGATTCCCACAGCTCCAATGGCCGCGATGCCAAGAAGGGTGTCGCTGTTCATGCAGACCTCCAGACCAGGGCCGCCACCACGATAGCGGCCCCGAGGGTCACCCCAAGGATCATTAGGGCCTGGGCCTGGCGGGCCCGGGAGGCGGCTTCTAGCACGGCCTTCTCCCGGGCCAACTGAGCCGCCTCCACTTGGGCTTGGGCGGCCTGCTTTTGGGCCTCAATTTGCTCCCGTTCCTGGTCGGTGAAGATAAAGTCGTCCAGGAGGCCTCCCAATCCAGCCACTCCAGCCATGATGCCCGCCACGATGTCCATCTCTCACTCCCTCAGAAGGACCACCAGGAGGGCCACCCCCGCCACCGCCGCCGCCACCCAGACCCACACGGGAACCGCACTGGGCGAGGGCTGGACCTGGATCGACCGCAGTCGCTCCTTTTCCAACTCCGTCCGCGCCTTTTCCAGCTCCAAACGCATTTTTTCCTGATCGGTCAGGATGTAGGGGTCAATGATGGATGCCGCCTCCTTGACGCCGTAGAGGATTTGCATCCAAAGGGGGTCCGAGGAGCTGGGGGTGTACCCGGTCCCGGTAAGGCTGGACGAGACAGCGTTCCCGATGGAAAAGTCCATCCCCTACCTCCTTACAGACCGCCACGGGCTTCCAGCTCGGCGAGCCGCTGCAGGCGGCCCTTGTCCAGCACCTCTATCCGTCGGCCCAGGGCCGCGATCTGGATGTAGTGGCCGGCCCGGTCGTTCCAGACCATAGGCACCTGGGTGGTGAAGACCTCCAGGACCAGCCGCGTGCCGGGGACCAGCTCCACCTGCTGCGGCCAGGCGATCATGGTCTCCAGGTTGTTCTGGTCCACCGAGTGCATGGTGCTGAAAGACTGGTTGAAGACGGTGGCCGCGCTGTCGTCCACCCCGCCCGCGTCCCGGGCCACCCGCAGGCGGAACTGGCCGTCCGCGTGCATGTAGTAGATCTCCACGCCGTCCGAAGCGGTCACGCCCGCAGGCTCGGTGAAGGTCACGTCGCCGGTGGAGTAGTTGATGGCGGTGATGACGCAGGGCTGCCACGCGCTCCCCACCCTGGCCCAGACCGCCACGTCCGGGTGGTAGGTAGAGGGGAGGGTCGGCGCTCCCTGGGGGGTTTGAATCAGAAAAGGCAAATTTATGTTTCTGCTGGCCGGAGCCCCCAAGTTTTGCCCGGCGACCACCTTCTGCCCGCGCAGGTAGATTCGTATGCGCCGCTCCTGGGCAGCGATGCGGAAGTGGGCAGTCTCCGGGGTTTTCACCTGGGCCAGGGCGGAGTGCTCGCCAGGCCGCCACGCCAGGCCGGTGGAGGAAAAGTCCTCGTTGTCGATCCAAACAGCGCCCCATCCTCCCACCTGCACCGCCGCCGGGGTGATTGCCGGGGCGGGCTGGGGAGCGGGGGCGGGGGGCTGGATTTGGGGCAGGTCCCCCCGGAAGATGT